CTACGAGGCTGCTTATCGCTATGCTATTTCTACATATCGTCAACGTGGTCAAAATGCATATGAAGAATCATATATGTTATTAGAAGTTCAAGCCAATCAAAATTCCTATATTTTACCACAAGAAGTAACTAGAGTTAGACAAGCATTTCGTAGAACTGTTGGATTAGAAACTGGACCAAGTGCTACATCATTTGATCCATTTTCATCAGCGATTTTAAATACATATTTGTTAAACTACAATTATGCTGGTGGATTAGCCACATATGACTTTTATGCACAATATGTTGAATTAGCTGCACGTATGTTTGGTGGATATGTTATCTATACATTTAATCCAGTAACAAAAGAGATTCAATTTGTTCGTGATTTTAAAGGTACTGGTGAAAGAATTCTATTGTGGACTGACAATATGAAGCCAGAAATTACATTACTTCAAGACCCTAATATTGGTAATTGGATTACAAGTTGGACATTAGCCCAATGTAAACTTACCATTGGTGAAGCTCGTGAAAAATTTGGTACAATAGCTGGTCCGCAGGGTGGAACAACATTGAATGGTGCTGCCATGAAAGCCGAAGGTGCGGCATTACAAGTTGCTCTAATTGATGAACTCAAAGCCTATGTAGATGGTTCTGAACCACTATCTTGGGTAATTGGATAATCCGACACTTGACTAATCATTAACATAGTATTACAATAATATTTCATTGTGGAGATACTGTGTCAAATAAGATTATAGTAGGTGTATGTGGATTTCAGGGTAGCGGGAAAGATACTGTTGCTGATTATCTAGTAAACGTACACGGATTCAGAAGAATAAGTTTCGCTGGTACATTAAAAGATGCTGTCTCTGCTATATTTGGCTGGGATCGTGAACTACTTGAGGGTAGAACCACAGAAAGTAGAGATTGGAGAGAGAAGGTAGATAAGTGGTGGGCAAATAAGCTCAATATGCCACATTTAACTCCACGTTGGGTTCTACAATATTGGGGAACAGAAGTGGCACGTAAAGCCTTTCACGACAATATTTGGATTCATAGCGTAGAATATAAACTTGCCACGATATCAGATAATGTTGTAATCTCAGATGTAAGATTTCCTAATGAAATAAAATCTATTAAAGATGCGGGTGGTATGGTTATCAGAACTCATCGTGGACCTGATCCAGAATGGTATCATGCAGCTGAAATAGTGAATAAGGGACCTACTAAAAACTTATCATGGGCAAGTAACAAATCATTTTTAGATAATTATAAAATTCATGTTAGTGAAACTTCTTGGATAGGTACTAATTTTGATGCTATTTTAGATAATGATGGTACAATAGATGACTTATATAGTCAAATTAATCAACTGTTAAATCCCCTATTTTCCAAGTAGTATTATTTCGTTTAACAACTTCAACACAGTTTAAACATATTGAACGTAAATTGATTAATTCACAATTATTTAAGTTACCATCAATATGATGAACTAGAATTTGATTAGTATATCTAGCTTTAAAATTACAAAGATCACAATGTGTTTTCTTTTTATAGCCGCGAATCTTCCAACGAGGATCAGCGGCTTTTAGTTGTTTATTTTTTCTGATACAACTTTCACAACGACTGCGATAATATCGTTTATCATTACGATAATAGGCGGCTGCTCTTGGTAATTTATTACAAACAGTACATAACGGTCTATTCATAATGACTATTTATGTTACTTTGAAAAGTAACTCTACTAGTAGAGATCAGTAACAGAGTACTTTTTCTAAATTTAGATAAATATTATTATGAAACTGTCACGCATAGTGCTGACATTTAATCGTTGTAATACTAAATTTTAGGAGAAAACAATGGCTCTAGAATCGCCTGGTGTAGAAATCACCATTATTGACCAAAGTCAATACTTACCTGCACCACCAGCATCGGTTCCACTTATTATCATGGCAACCGCACAAAACAAACCTGATCCTTCTGGAACAGCAATTGCTCCCGGAACATTGGCTGCCAATGCTAATAAACTATACAGAGTCACAAGTCAACGTGATTTGGTAAGTTTCTTTGGAACACCATTTTTCTATAAGACAACTGATGGAACAGCAATTCAAGGTTATGAACTAAATGAATACGGTTTATTTGCCGCTTATTCAGTTCTTGGAACAAGTAATCTATGTTATGTAATTCGTGCCAATATTAACTTAGCTGATTATATTGGTCAAACTGGACGTCCAAGTGCACCTCCAGTAGATGGATCTTATTGGTTGAATACAACTACCAGTACATGGGGTATGTTTCAATTCAATTCGGCAACAGGAACATTCTCTGTAATTAGTCCAATCGTTATTGAAGATGTGGCTGACGTTGCTAGTTCTGATGGTCAACCACAACAATATATTGGAAATATTGGCGATTACGCTATGGTATTGACAGAACAGTATGGATCTCCATCAAGTTATTATACTTATTGGTTTAAAAATTCAAATAATGAATGGGTTGTTCTTGGGGGTCACTCTTGGAAAAATAGTTGGCCAACAGTTCAGGGTACTGCTACTCCAGTAACAGTAACTGCGGGAAGTATTATAATCAATAGTAATACTGTAACAGTTCCAGTGAGTCCAAATAACACAGTTGATGGTGTTGTTGGGGAAATTAACGGGGCCAATATTTTAGGTGTTACAGCTCTAAATATTGATGGAAGATTACAAATATTTCAAGATAATGGATCAACTGTAATTATTGGAAGTGGAAGCACTTCGGCGACATTAACAAGTTTGGGAATTACTGCAAAGACATATTACTCTCCAAAACTTGTTTATGGTACCAATGCTCAACAACCATTATGGAAGTCAACTGATAGTCAACCTCATCCAACAGGATCAGTTTGGGTTAAAACAAACTCTCCAAATTTAGGTACTAACATTGTTATTAGTAAATATAGCGCATCTACTGCTACATTCTCTGCTAAGAGTTGCCCACTATCTACTAGTGATTGGGTTATTAGTAATTCATTAGATTCTTCTGGTGGACAAGCAATTCCCGCTGGATCAATATACGCTCAGTATGATTTTGATGAAGAGACAAATTCATCACCATTACAATTGTTTGAACGTTCAAGTATTGGAGAAGCTGTATTTGTTGGAACAAATACCGCACCAACATTTGCAAATAATGCAACATTTGAAGTTTATGTTAGTACTCCAAGTTCAGCAAGTTTAAGTGTATCATATACAGTTACAATGCCAAGTTCTGGAACTTTAGATGCATCAGATTTTGTAACCGCATGGACATCTGCCAATATTCCTTATACTACGGCTCAAGTTTCATCAACTGGATCAATCGTATTAACTCATACTGAAGGTGGAGTTATTATTATGAATGATAATGGTGTAATTAGTCCTGCATCGGCAGTTACTGCAGCAGGATTTACAATTAATACTGATGTTACTACTCCAACAGGTTGTGTAGGTGCTAAATGGGGACCATTTAAAACCATTAGTTATTCATACTTCCCAGCAATCAATGTGTCTAGTTCTGGTTCCGGTGCTTCATTGTATGTAACTACATTTGGATATATTCCTACATTTACAATAGCTGGTGGTGGTTCTTCTTATGCTGTTGGTGATTTATTGGAAATTGACGGTGGTGGTTATTTGATTGATCCATATACTGTTCAAGTTACTACAGTTGGCGGGGGAGGTAATATAACAGGTGTACAATGGTATGCAAATTTTGCAACACCACAATATTCAGTACAGTTAAGTAATTGGAGAATTTTCAATTATACACCAAATCTAATCGCACCAGTAACAATTCCAACTGATGGAACTCCATGGTATTATAGCGTTGTCAATCAAGTTGATATTATGACTAACGTTGGTGGAGTATGGACTGGTTATAAAAATATAAGTTATGCATCTGATGGTTTACCACAAGCATCTGGTACTCCTAGTACTGATCCAGCTGGTCCTATCATTTCAGCAACTGCACCAACAACTCAAAGCGATAACAGTGTATTAGTATATGGTGATTTGTGGATTGATTCTAATGATTTAGAAAATTATCCAGTAATCAGTCGTTGGCAGAATGTTAATGGCGAAGATCAATGGGTTTTAATTGACAATACAGATCAGACAACAGAAAATGGTATTTTATTCCAAGATGCTCGTTGGGCAACTAATGGAACTACAAATCCAATTGATGATCCGATTCCAACAATTGTTAGTTTATTAACAAGTAACTATTTAGATATTGATGCTCCTGATTCTCAATTGTATCCACAAGGTACATTGTTGTTCAATACTCGTCGTAGTGGTTATAACATTAAAGAGTTTATGGTTAACTACTTTAATGGAACAACATTCCCAGACGAAGCATTGCCACAAGAAACAAATGCATGGGTTAGCGTAAGTGGTTTACAGACAAATGGTGCCCCATATATGGGTCGTAGTGCTCAACGTAATATGATTGTTAAAGCTCTTAAGACAACAATTGATACTTCAACACAACTTCGTGATGAAGATACATTCTTTAACTTAATGGCAACACCTCAATATCCAGAGTTACAACCTAACATGGTAACACTAAATAATGATCGCGGTCAAACTGCATACATTATTGGTGATACACCATTACGTTTAGTAGCAAATGGTCAATCAATCTTTGACTGGACAAACAATACAGCTGGTGCATCAAGTACTGGTGAACAAGGTCTTGTAACACGTAATACATATCTTGGTATCTATTATCCAAGTGGTATTACTAATGACTTAACTGGAACTCAAGTTGTTGTTCCACCAAGTCATATGATATTACGTACAATGATTTATAACGATACAGTTGCTTATCCATGGTTTGCTCCAGCCGGTCAACGTCGCGGTATTATTGATAACGCTACTAATATTGGTTACATTGATCCAACTACAGGTGAATTTGTAGCGGATAAGAATAACGTTGGTCTTCGTGATATGGAATATAGAAACTTTATTAATCCAATCACATCATTTACTAACATTGGATTACTAAACTATGGTAACAAAAATAGTTTTGACAGTTCATCAGCCTTGGATAGAACCAACGTTGCTAGACTAGTTAACTATCTACGTGATCGTTTAGCAAAAGCTGTTAGTCCATTCTTGTTTGAACCAAATGATAATTTAACTCGTACACAAGTACGTGCAATTTGTCAAACATTGTTAGCTGATATATTAGCTAAACGTGGTTTATATGATTATCTAGTAGTATGTGATACATCAAATAACACACCAGCTAGAATTGACAGAAATGAGCTTTGGATTGATATAGCGATTGAACCAGTGAAAGCAGTTGAATTTATCTATATCCCAATCCGTATTCTCAATACTGGCGAAATCGCTGGTTTGGTAACGAACGGGTAAATGAAAATGTGGTCAGAAATGGCCACATTTTTAAAAGATAAATAGAATATAGGAGATATAAAATGGCATTTAGTTCAATTTCGAGAATGACAGTTCCAGCACCTGGATCAGATGGGTCATTGAATGCACAAGGCTTGTTAATGCCAAAATTATCATATAGATTTAGAATCTTATTTGATAATTTCGGCGTCAGTCAGCCAACAACAGAAATAACAAAACAAGTAGTTGACTTTACTCGTCCAAACGTATCGTTTGGTGAAATACCAATTGAAATTTATAACAGTAGATATTATCTAGCTGGTAAACCAACTTGGGAACCAGTTACTGTTAACATTCGTGATGACGCTAGTGGTGAAGTTGCTAAATTAGTTGGAGAACAGATTCAGAAACAATTTGATTTCAGTGAACAAGCTTCGGCTGCAGCTGGCATTGATTATAAGTTTCAGTTACGTTGTGACATCTTAGACGGTGGTAATGGAGCATTTGCCCCAACTGTATTAGAATGTTGGGAAATGTACGGTTGTTACATTGTTAGTGCAAATTATAATACAGTAGCATATAGTACAAATGATCCACTTATGATTGGTTTGTCAATTCGTTTTGATAATGCAGTACAATCACCAACAGAAAATGCACCAAGTATTCGTGGTATTGGTACAAATATTGGTCGTACTATTGGAAACAGTGTAAGTGGTATTGGTCAAACAGGTTAATTAAAATACTATGGCTGGAATGTTTCAAGAGTTTCTTCAAGGTGCCGAGAGTGGATTCTTCGGCACTGATTATTTGCGTGATTATAAACATGCAAGTAAAACTTTCAGACCAAATGCTTATGCAAATTCACCTAAGTTTAAATGGTTATTTCATGTATACTTTGATATCAACAAAACTCTAATTACACAACAACCTAATATTTTTCCAGATGATGCTACGCCAGGATTACTAGTAAAAAGCATTTCATTGCCTAAATTTTCTATTAGTTTAGCTGAAATGAATCAATATAATCGTAGACGTTATGTTCAAACTAAATTAACTTATGATCCAATTCAAGTGGCATTTCATGATGATAATGCTGGTGCTATTAGATCAATGTGGTATAATTATTTTAGTTATTACTATAATGATCCAAATAATCCAATTGGAGCCACTGCAAGTCAAGCATCTGCCATGCTAAATAAAAGAAATCAATATACTCCGGATATTAGTAGTGATGTAAACTGGGGATATCGTGGAGAACCGGCAAATACATCAACTTCAAGTGCCATAGGAATTGCAAAAGCTCCATTCTTTAAATCAATAAAAATTTATGGATTTAATCAACATAATTTTGCACTGTATGAATTGATTAATCCAATCATTGAAAAATTTGATCATGATACATATGATTATTATCAAACTAGTGGAATCATGGAAAATCGCATGACTATTAAATATGAAACTGTCAAGTATCAACAGGGTGCATTAAATGGTCAAAATCCAAGTGCTGTAGTTGCTGGGTTTGGATCTGAGGCAAATTATGATAGAAATCTTAGTCCAATTGCAAGACCTGGAAGTAATAGAACTATTCTTGGTCAGGGTGGACTTCTTGATGCTGGTGTTGGTGTATTAGAAGATTTGAAAAATGGTAACATTCTGGGTGCCATTCAGAAGGGTGGTACATTAGCCAATACATTTAAAAACCCACAATCTATATTTCAAACTGCTAAAGCTGAACTTATTAGCGGACTATTTAACGCTACTCAAAACCCACAAACTGCCAGAAATATTTTCAATTTCCCAAGTACAAGTTCAACTAACGGCCCAACCGCTCAGTCAGTATCTAATCAAAACTTTAATAATCCAAATAATCAAGAATTTATTGATCAAGGACAGTTTCTTTGATAGTATTGTATTGACTAAATACAATATGGGAGAAACACATGGCCGTAGATACCACTGTCAAAATATTTGATCAATTTTACAATTTAGATTTAGTTGTCAATGCAGATCAATATGAAATTGTATATTCATTTTTCAAAGGATATACTAGTAGTATTGCCACCGCTCAATCTTTTACAACAACATTATTTTTAATTGCCAATCAAACACAATCAAATGTATTAGAACTATTACAAACATTTGAAGGTAGTGATAAATTAAAAGTCAGTTTAACTATGGCTTATTATCTCAATAGTGTAAGTAACAAAACAGTTATGTTTGGAGTTAATAATGTTCTTGTTCCAAATAACACAGTACAACGAAACATTCTTCAATAATCATGTCTAAATATGCTCAAGGGTTTTTCGTTCCTAAAAATCCAAAAAAATACGTAGGTACTGGAAATATCAGATATCGTAGTGGTTGGGAACTTACATTTATGATGTTTTGTGACAATAATGATAAAGTACTTCAATGGGCTAGTGAAAGTATACAAATACCATATAGAAATCCATTAACTGGAAAACAAACAATATATGTTCCTGACTTTATGGTAGTTTATCAAAGTAAAGGCAAAAAAGTTGCCGAAATGATAGAGATCAAACCTAAGAAACAAACTATGATAACTGAAAAAGTTAAAAGTGCCAGAGATCGCGCCGCTGTAGCAGTTAATCATGCTAAGTGGGCGGCAGCTAATGCATGGTGTGCTAGAGCTGGTATTAAGTTTAGAGTGGTAACTGAAGATGATATCTTTTATTCGGGTCGTAGATAACTAAATATATTACTATGACAAAAAAATTGGAAGAACTATTTGGTCTTGATGATGAAGATATTATTGAGATTCAAGAAATTGAAGAACAACAGCCATCAACTGAATTAATCACTAGAGAGACATTGGCTACTATTGAAAAAGTAGAAAATGCATTACCTCAAGTTCGTGATTTAGAAACATCAGACAAAGAGATGGATGAGTTAGCTGGTTTAGCTAAAGAAGCATTTAATAACTTAATGGATCTTGGAATGCAAGTAGATTCTAGATTTTCAGCAGAGATATTTAACAGTGCCAGTAGTATGTTAGGTCATGCTATTACGGCAAAAACTGCAAAAGTTAATAAAAAATTAAGAATGATTGATTTACAGTTGAAAAAAGCAGAATTAGAAAGAAAACTAAGTGTTCAATCAATGAAAGAAAATGGCTCAAGTGGTGAAAAAACTGACTTGGGTACTGGTAGTATTATGAATAGAGATGAACTTATCAAGATGATTCTCAGTAATAATGATGCTAATAATCCAGACAAAAATGATAAATAAATGTGAGTCACGGAACGCCAATTCCCACTCACTCTAACAGTTTATAAGGAACTATCAGCATGACTATTTATTATCTATACATCAAGACTCACGAAAATACTGGTCTTAAATACCTAGGTCAAACATCAAAAAAAGACCCGTTCAAATATAAAGGGTCAGGAGTTGATTGGAAACTTCATCTCAAAAATCACGGATCAAATCATCATACTGAAATACTATTAGAAACCACTAATAAAGAAGAACGTAATTGGTGGGGAAGATATTACAGCAAATTATACAACATTATCAATGCACAAGATGATTTTGGCAATAAAATATGGGCAAACAAAATTCCTGAAACTGGAGGTGGTGGAGGCTCTAGGTTTGGTCCAAATCCAAAAATTAGTGAGTTCATGAAAACCCATCATTCAACAATGTCAGATATTAAAAAGAAAGAATGGATTGACAATATATCAAAATCTAAGATTGGAAAGAATCAGCCAAATATTAGTCTATCTAAACTAGGAAAAAAACAACCAATCAGAAGTAAATTAATGAAAGGAAAACAATCTCCGTGGCTGATTGGACGAAGAAATGGAGAAACGTATACTAATAATAACCCAAATAGTAAATATAATATTATATATACTTGGGAAAACATATTAACTGGAGAAATCATTAAAATGAAACGACATGAATTTCAGAAAAAATTTAATATTCTTCCATCTAGCGTGTCAAATTTAATATCAAAACTTAGCAATAGTGCTGGTGGATGGAAGATAGTATAAACTAATCTAAATGATAAATAAGTAATAGATATAGGAATTAATATATGAAACTTCATTCATTTCGTAAGTATTTGGCAGAGAGCGTCAGAACTTATCACTATAAAATTAAAATCGCTGGTCAACCACCTAAAAATTGGTTGGATATGTTTTGCTATAATCTATCAAAATTTGACCCAGTTAAAATTAGTGATCCAAAAACTACTCCTATTCAGAAAGATCCATATGGATTCCCAGACTTAGAAAATCAAGCAATTACAATGATTGATGTTGAATTTAGATATCCAGCCATTGAACCAATGATTAAACAAGTTGCTCGGTTATTAAATTATGATGAAAATTTAGTTAGAATGGTTCAAGCTGATTATGATGATAGTATTAATCATGAAGCAGAACAATATGCAAATCAAGCTTCACATAGTCCAGTTCTAACTCATGAAGAATTAGAAGACAATGGTAAAGAAGCTAATAAAGCATATGGTGAACAATATATGTCTAATATATTCAAAGATTACAAGGCTGATAAAATTAAAATGGCTGGTCCACAAACCAAGCCGGCTGTAGACTCACGTAAATTTCCAGGAAATCAAAAGAGTCCTATGACAAAAGTACAAAGACAGCCTAAGCCACAAACCGGTGCCAGTCAAGGCACAAAATTCAAATAATTCAAAAGTCAAGGAAAAAACATGGATATCAAATCACTATGGCAAAAATTAGATCAGATCGCTGAAGCAACTGATCCTATCCCAGTTACAAAAGGACATTTTGCCGATAAAAAAGGTCAACCTAAGCCTTATCCAGCATTAAAAAACACTTCAACAGGTAAAGTTCGCGCTCACCCTAATGATCCCGACCCGGGTGTCACAGAAGGCATGCTGACCCACAGAGATTTTGAGAAACCGGACGACGCGGACGTCATGAAGATGGCCAAGCTGGCAGCTCGGGGATTATTGACTTATGCTGCCAAGACCAAAATGAATCCAGCCAACTTGCTTAAAAAAGACTACTATGCTCTGGCGGCAATGTTAGAAAAAGTAAATCCAAGTTTGTATGCCACCATCGACGGTCAGTTGAGCGATAATGATTATAATTGGCTTTATTTCAAAGCCGCTGATTTGGCCGCCAATGCGGCGGCCAAACAAGGTGTGTCGGAAGCCGAACAGACTATGAGTCGCGCTGCCAAAGGTAATGAAAAGTATGGTAAAGAAGGCATGCAGGCACTGGCCAAAGCAGGTCGTGAAGGTAAAGATTTAGATCCAGTTAGAGCTAAGTATAACAAGTATGATGAAGCGGTTGCGGAAGACGCTCCAGAATTAAAAAATGTCAAACACTTTGCTAAGCCTGGTGGTTATGGTCGTAAAATTGATAAAGATGATGAAAGTGGAGATAAATTTCATAGTTCAGATATTGATGATACTGATGATGCACCAGCAGCACAATCACCAGTAAAACGTGGTCGTGGACGTCCAATGAAGGGCGGAGATAGCGAAACTGGTATTACTAAGAAGTATGATACTGATACACTTTCCAGTTGGATCATTGGTAACAAACCAAAAAATATTGATA